ATGACCGTGTCCCTGCCCTGCTGCTCGGCGCCACCGACCTGCGGTGTCTCCGCTCGGGGGGTGACGACGCAGCCGGGAACGTCGAACGACTCGTCCGGGCCGGGCAACGGGTGCCCGCGGTCGTCCCGACCGGGCGAGGGGCCGGTGCGGATGATCCGCACCGTCTCGCCGAACGGGTACGGGCCGGGCATCTACACCCACCCCCAGCCCGGCTCCCAGTCCAACGGCGGGCCGTAGTCGTCGTCGATCGGGTACGACGGCGATACGTCTGCGGCGACCGGGGTCGGGTCGACGGTGAACGCGCCACCGCGGCCGGCGAGCGACTTGAGCGCGGTCCGGTCCGCCTTCGTCAGATACAAGCCGCCAGAACCCTGGGGGCGTTGCACCGACATCGGGCCGATCGTCTCGTAGGACACCTGCTGCGGGTTGACGTAGCCACGCCCGGCCACTGATAGAACCACCGCGGTGGCCTGGTCCGGCAGCGGCTTGACGACCGTCTCGCACAGGGCGACCGCCTGAGTGATGAGCAGGTCGGCCCGGTCCCCGTTGATCTCCGCCAGGTCGAGGTAGAGGCCGAGCTGTTCGGCGGTCGGCGGTACGAACGTCATCGCTACCTCCTAGGCCAGGGCCTCCACCGCATCGCACCAGGCGGCCAGTTCCTTCGTCGGATCCAGCTCCGCCGACCGGGCCCGAGCCCGCTTGGACGCCAGCCGGTACTCGCCGGGCTGCAGCAGCCTCCGCAGGACCGCCTCGTAGCCCTCAAGGTCGGTGCGGTTGACGAACACGCCGGCCTCGCCGAGCGACTCGCACAGCCCCGGCGTGGGATGCGCGACCACAGGGATGCCGGAGGCGAGCGCCTCGACGCCGGCACGGCCCCACGACTCGTAGACGCTCGGCATCAGCAGCACGCGCGTCTTGGCGTACACACGGTCCCGCATTTCACTGCCCGGCACCTGCTGCAGCACCTCGACGTTCGGCAGGTCCGGCAGGATCTGCTCACCGTAGGCGCCAGCCACCGCCAGGAACTCGGTGTCGGGCATCCGGCGGGCGACAGCCTCCAGCACCTTGCCGCCCTTGTCGGCATTGCAGTTGACCAGTGTCACCTTCGCGCCCGGCTTCGTGCGGTACTCGTCGGCGAACACCGGAGGCCGCACGATCAGCGTCTGTGCCGGCCGGACAGCCTTCGGGTACTCGGCGAAGAACAGCTCCGCCTCGCGCTCCATCCACTGGCTGTTGAGCACCGCCAGGCTCACGCCGCCGGATGCGACGTCGCGGAAGGTGGGCCGGTGCGTGTTGTGGCAGATCGCCACCACCGGCTTTCCGTAGCCGCGGGCCAGCGCAGCAGTGGACGGGACGTTCTCCAGGTGGCTGACGAGGACGTCGGCCTTCCGGACCGCGGTGGCGAAGTCCAGGCGAGCCTGGAGCGGCACCACGTGCACGCCGTCCAGGTCGTAGGGCTTGCCGTCGCCCGAGTACCGCGACAGCCACACCTGCACGTCGTGGCCGCGCGCCACAAGCGCCCGCAGCATGGAGTGGGCCATCCACTCCGCGCCCGCATTGTGCCGTGGCGGATAGCCGTGCAGCCGGGCGATGACACGCATCGCCCGGCCCGCGGTCGGCCCGGTCACGAAGCCCCGGCGGTCGCCACGTACCGCACGAACGCCTCCGGGTCGCCGAGGACGAAGCCGTAGTACGCCTCGGCGAGGAGGAGCACCAGGTTCTCCTGGAACGCCGAGTGGACGCCGCCGTCCTCGTCGATGTACGTCGCCTCACGGCTGATCTTGACGGAGATGTCCATACCCACGCCGTAAGCGGCCTGGGAGAAGTCCCCGCCAATCGCGCGCAGACCCGAGTCGACCGAGGTGGACTGGCGGCGCACCTTGCCGGAGACGCTGCGGGAGTAGGCGACCGGCTCGCCGACCAGGGTGCCCGCCAGCGCCGCACCGGTTCCCGGCTGGGTGGTGTCGACGAAGATGGGCTGACCGGTGGTGTCGGTGGCCTTCAGCAGCTTCGGCTTGAGCCGGTTGTCGGCGACGGTCCCGGTGTAGTCCCAGTCGTCGTCGATGATGGCTTCCATGCCGTTGACCAGGTCGGTCCAGATGCCGCCCGTGGACTGGCCGGTCGTGCCGAGGACGACCTCCTTGGTCGTCATGGCCAGGTAGTCCGGGAACGGGCCGGTGGCGCCCTTCATGGTGCGACCGTGGATCGTCGCCCGGTCGAAGGCGCGGGAGAAGGCGGTCGGCAGGTCGTTCTGCAGCTGGGTCCACAGGCCCGCCGCGTTGGACTCGACGACCTCCATCGCGACCGGGATCATGACGGCGATCTTCTTGCCGGACATCTGCTTGATGTCGACGCCACCGGTGGACAGCGGCTTGCGGCCGGCCTGGTCCACCCAGTCTGCCGTCGGCACGTCCAGCGGCACCGGCACTGCGGTGTTCGCCGACATGGACAGCGGCACCCGCCGGGCGAGGCTCATGACGGCGCTCTGCTCGACGGACTTCTCGAAGATGGGACCCACCAGGGTGGGCGGGAGAAACGTCGGGTCGACGTCGCTCAGCTTGATCGGGTTCGTGTGAGCCATGGAGGGCTACCTCTCTCAGCGCCCCCGAGCGAGGGCGCCCTTCATGAAGGCGTCGAAAACGGCGCCAGGTTCGGAAGTGGATCGATTGCCGTTGCCCGAGGAGCCCTGCGTGCGGTCCGCTTTCGGGGCACGCGGGGAGGTGTCGACCTGGCGGGCCAGGTGCGGCTTGCGCTTCAGAAGCTCTTTGAGGTCTCGCTGAATGGCTTCCGTATCGACGTCGCCGTCCTCGGTCACGTAGGAGTCGAGGCTGAGGAATGCGTGCGCGTCGTCGGGGTCAGCGAACTCGGCGGCGGCCAGGGCCTTGACCTCCGAGCGCACCGCGCGCTGCTGGAAGGCGAGCACGCGCTTCTCGGCAGCGGTGAGCTTCTCCGACAGGCGTTCCTGTTCGGACTTCTGCGCGTCCTCCAGCTCCTGCGCCTTCTTGGCGAGGGGCTCCAGTTCCTTCAGCCGCTTGCGGAGGTTCTCCGCCTCGGAGTTCTTCTTCTTCAGCGCAGCCTCGGCGCGCTTCCGGTCGAACGGCTCCTCTTCGGCGCCCTCCGCCTCCGGGGCGGACTCGGGCTCCTGCGGCTCCTCGACGACCTCGGGGGTCTCCTCGTTCTCGGGCATGGTGAAGTGGCCCTCCAGGGGCAGAGATAGCCGCCTCCAGGGCGGCTAGGGGTTGGTCAGTTCGAGCCCGGCAGCGGATTGCTGTCGTGCTCGGCCAGCGCCTGCCTGAACAGGCGAAGTTGGTTGCCGGGGTGGCCTGCCGCGAAGTCGCGGTAGATGCGCTCCCACTCGCGTGCATGCGGAGACAGCTCGAACCGCTGCCCCTTGAACACCGGGACCACGCCGCAATGGCATCCGTCGTGCGCCCGGAAATCCGCCGTGTCCTGCTTGTACACCGCCCCGCGCGCGGCGAGCAGCTTGCAGAACGCGCAAGCGCCCAATGCTGCGGAGCGTGCCCAGGCGGTGGCTTGCCGGTCCTGCCGCACCGCCTCCTGGACAGTGCCGCGTCCCGTATCGGTGACCAGCTTCTGCGCCACCTGCTCGGCCTTCTTCTCCGCCTGCGTCAGTCGCACATCCAGCGGCTCACGCTGCGCGTCCGTGGTCTTCGGATCCTCCGGGTCCCGCGGCCACAGGTCCTTCGTCGCCCAGCGGAGCGACGCCCCCGTCTGATCCGGCGGAGGCGGATCAGCGACAGGCACGGTGAAGGTTCCGGGCACGCCGGCCGCCTCACGCTGGGCGTCATAGAACTCCGCCGCCAGTGATGCGGAGGTACGCGCGTACTGGTCGACGATCGCATTCACTGCGGTCAGCCAGTCCGGCATGCTCTCCCGCAGCCGCGAGGGCAGGATCAGCCGCCGCAGGCCGCGCACGTCCCGTACCAGCAGCCGTGTCAGTCCGATCTGAGCGGCCCGGTACCGGTTCGCAGCGTCGCCGCTATCCGAGACCGTTGTCGCCACCGGTCACCTCCTGCACCGGCGGCAGCGGCTCAGTCTGCTGGTTCAGTGCGGCGAGCCGCTCCATGATCTGCGTGCTCGCCGCGGCGCCAGCGCTACGCCGCCGTTCGGCCGCCACCTGGCGACGCTGGTCCTCGGTGAGGCCTGCCATCTCCAGAGCGACATCCGAGTCCGGGGGCAGGATGCCGGTCGTCACGAGCTTCGTGACCGCGTCGACCTGGGCGGCGAGGGTCGGGGTTGCCGGGTTCCGCCAGATGCACTCGATGCGGCGGGACTTGTCTGGCGGCTCCCCGTCCCGGAACCACAGCGCGAGCCGCATCGCGTCCCGGTGCGTCGCCGAGAAGCGGCGGATGCGGCGCTCTGCCTTCTTGATCTGCGCGTTGTCCGCGTAGCGGATCGCGTCCGCGCTGGCCGGGTTGTCGCTGGTGTAGCCGAGGACGTGCGGCGCCACAGACAGCTGCGACGCCATGATCCGGGCATACAGGTCGATGATCTTCGTCTGTCCGGACGGATCGTGCGCCGTGAACGCACCCACCGTCGGCACGTTGCCGTCCTCGTCCCGCTCCAACGCCAGCACCCGGCCGATGTACGTCTCCCAGGCCGACTTGGTGTTGCCCTCCGCATCCTGGAACGCCGACTCTGAAGCGCCGAGGATGTACCGCTGGGGGGCGCCGAAGAACTCCGCCGCGACCTCGATGCCCATCAGCCGGCGGCAGGCCGCGTCCGTGATGGCCATGACCTCGGGCGTGATCTCCGACTTACCCACCCGGTCCGCGGTCCGCTGCCGGTTCGCCATCCGCAGCACCGGCACCATGCCCAAGTTGTGCAGGTCCCGATCGAAGACCTCCCAGCCGTCGCTGGTCTCCGCCGCGTACACGGTCTGGTCCTGCAGGTACAGCGTGGCGATCCGCACGCCGTCCTCGACAGACTCGCGGAGGGCCGCCGTCGCCATCCGCAGCCTGGCATCCCAGAACATCGTCATGTCCAGCGGCGACTCGAAGGTGATGAGCGGTGGATCACCGGCCTCGCCCGAGCCGACCGCCACGTACTCGCGGCCGTAAGTCAGGGCGTCCAGGTGGGCCAAGCTTGCCTCGTCGTACAGGTCGTTCGACTCGGCGATCTCCTCCAGGTCGGAGGCGTCCGAACCGTCCGCCCAACGGAAGCCCTCCAGGTCCAGGCGCTGCTCCAGCGATTCCACGCCGATCCTCGGCCAGCCGATCACCGTGTGCAGGCGCTGCAGTTGCGGCGGGATCGAAATGCCCAGGTCGCGGACGATCTGCTCGCCATTGAAGTACGCGTCGAGCAGCTCCAGGCGAAACCGGCAGCCCAGCAGATCCGTCCGCAGCGCCGTAAGCAGCTGCCGCTCGTCATCCGACAGCGTCAGAAGCGGCAGATCAGGGATGGTCGTCGTCACCGCAGCACCACCACCCGTCCCCTACCGCGCACCCGAGAGCGCTTCACCCAGAACTGACTGTTCATGACCATGCGGCGCAGCATCCGCGCGCCGATCGCACACACGCCCAAGTCGACCTTCCGAGCCGACTCCCGATGCTCCTTGCCGATCGAGTAGCCCCAGGCGTTGGTGCGGCGCCGGGCGTTGGAGATGTGCTGTCGCAGCACCTTGTGTCCGTCGTGCGGCACCTGCCGCTCCAGGACGTCCCGGTAGAAGCGGTCCACTGCCTCCGTGAAGGCCTGCTGCCGGCGCCGGTCGCGCATGTCCCACATCACCGCGTGCTGGCCGTGGCCCGAGCTCACAGCTTTCAGCTTCAGCCGCTTGCCGTACCGCTGCGCCCACGCGTCGATGTAGCCGTCCCAGTAGCGTTCGCCGTCCGCATCGTCCTGGCCGGCGCCCGGGTCCGCGAAGAACGCGAGCGGCTTGTACTGGGCGAAGACGTTGTCGACAACTCCGTCGACCTCGTCCCGCGGCACCCGCCACGGCCGCTCCCCCGGCCAGTTCGCCGGGCGCTGCCAGACGCCCAGCGTCTTCACGAACCCGTCCGACATGCGGCAGCCGACCAGGCCCGTGGCGTCGTCCGACTTCGAGCCGTCGAAGAACAGCACCAGCTCGTCGCCCTCTTCCAGGTCCAAGCCCTCGTGCGGGTTGGCATCCCACTCGTAGCGGGCCAGGAACGCATCCTCTGCCGCGACGATCTGGTTGAACCAGAAGCGGCGGCTACGGGACGGCGGATTGCGGACGTCGAGGATGGACGCCTTCAACCGGTCAACGTCCAGCCACACCGAATCCCCGCGGACCGCCTTCAGCGTCGACACGATCCACGCCTCGGTCAGCTTCGCCTCGGCCGGAGCCTCCAGCGAGTCGTAGAACAGGCCCGTGTCCACGGCCCGCCCGGACTCCGCCGACTCGAACGCCTCCCGGGTGCGCTCCGCCACCGAGTCCTCGCCGGGCTCGTAGGCGTTCGTGTTCGCCAACGTCCGCGCCTGGCCGTCGGCACTCTTCGTCGCGTTGCGCTCGATGACTGCGGCCATCTCGTGCCCCTGGTTCGACTCCACCCAGTGGTGCGTCTCCCCCAGCGACACGAACGTCGGACGGCCGCCCTCCAGCGCCCTCGGCGACGAGGTGACCGCCTCGATCCGGGCCCGACCCTTGTCGGCGTAGATGATCTCCTTGCCGAGGTCGATGCGGTACTCCTCGATCGCCCGCTTCGACAGGATCGACGGGAACAGCGTCATCGTGTTCCGTGTCTGATCCTGCGACACCGCCGCGATCTGCACCCACGCCGCCGGATGCTGCACCCCCAGCGGCTGCCCGGCCGGAACGCCCCACTCGTTGCCCTCGTCCGCGATCCCGCCGAACCGGCACGGGCCGACGAACTCGAACGCCGCCCAGGTCGCGATCAGCGGATCCTTGCCCCAGCCCTTCAGCCGCTGGATCACACCGTCCCGCCACAGGAACCGGTTCGACGCCGGATCCATCGCGTACCACCACAGCGTGAGGCGGGCCTGCTCCGCCGTGTACCGCCACGGGGCACCCACGTAGTGCTGCAGGTACGTCGCCGTCCACGCCAGACAGTGCCAGCCCAGCGTGTACTCGGGGAGGATGAACCGCCCGTCCGGGCCACGCTTCCACGTCGGACCGATCGTGAACGGCTCGACGACCTCCGGGACTTCCTCGTCAGCCGCCAGCAAGGTCACGGTAAGCGTCCAGCGGCTTCACCGCTGCCAGTTGCGGGCCGGCAGGCTTGCGCTCCAGCTCGATCCTCGCCCGACGCCGGTCCCCCTCGGTCGTCAGCAGGCGGGCCATCACGCTGTCGAGCGCCGAGACGTACTGGCCGTTCGGCGGCCGGTCCGAGGACAAGCCCCGGGACATCAGCTCAGCGGCGTACCGGGCCATCGCCCAGTCCGACGGCTGATAGAAGACCGCCTGCCCTGACTCCTGAAGAGACAGGTACCAGTCGGTGGCGATCGGGTGCCACAGCGGATCCGGCTCCGGCAGGTCCGGCAGATCCACCGGCGGCCCGGCCGCTGCCTGGGCCAGCTTCGGCCCGTCATCCTTGTTGCGTCGGCGGCGCGCTTCGGAGCGCTCCGGTATGGGTCCACGAGTGCCCATGGCGACCTCCAGGGTCAGGCACGCCGCCAGGGCGCGCGGGGCAGGAACGGTGCGCCGGCCGCGGCGCCTCCAGGGCGAGCGCGGTCACGGTGCGTGATCGGGTCGGCCAAGGGCCAAGGAAACCCGTACAGAAAGTCAGGTGCTATACGGCCCCGATCCCTGGAGCCGGCGGGGAGGGGGATCACCCCCCAGGGTGGTCATGCACAGGGTCGCTCGAAGTTGATCTCTCTCGACTCCAGGGCAGCCTTGGCCAACGCCTTGGCGTGATCATCCGTCGCCGTGATCGCGATGCTCGCAAGCACCTCAACGAAGAGATCGTCTTCCAGGCTGTGTTGCGCCTCGAAGTCCGGTGCTGCGTCCGCTATGGCCTGCACACGCTGCCGCACATGGGAGACGTCCATGCCTGCCTCCCTCGGTGCCCTGCCCCGTGGCCAGCCCACCTGGGCCCTGCCCTACCGGCCGCTGCGCCTGCCCACGTTGAGCCGGCTGCCCGTACCCACGCCCGTGTTCCGGATGTGGAGCAGCTGGCAGTAGCCCTTGGCCCTGGCTCCCATGTACTTGTGCAGCTGCTTGGTGCAGCGGGTCCAGTCGCCTGGCGTGTTCCACCTGATCTTGGCTGCGCCTTCTCCGGTGGACCAGTAGCGCCTGAGCGTCTCAGCGCTGCCTCGCTTGCTGCGTGCTCCGCGTCCTCGGGCTGCCATCACTTGCCTCCCTTGCGGCGCTTGCCGATGGATGGGTAGCGCTTGGCGACCTTGGCTCGGACGGCCTTCTTCTCGGCCGGCGTCCCGTGCTGGGCGACCCGGGCCAGGGCGTTGCGCGCCCGGGCCTTGGTATCGACGGGGTACTTCCGCTTGCCCGGCAGAGCGAACGACGACTTCGGCAGGGCGCGCCGTTTCTTCGAACTGAGCTTGGCCACGATGGATCACTCCTCGGGCGCGGGCTCCTTGTTCGTTTACCCGCGCAGCCCTGGGTGCTGCTCGGGTGGCCGTGTGCGGCCGTTGGCTGGCCGTGGTGCGGCGTTGCCCTCGGCGCTGGACTTGAGACCGTGGCAGGTTGCGCACACGCCTTGGAGCCGGTCCTCGGCGTGGTCGTCGGTCTTGGCCTGCACGTGGTCGCAGTGGGTGCTGGGTCGCACTCCGCAGATCTTGCAGACCGGGTCGCGGGCGAGGACGCGGGCCCTGATCTGCGGCCAGTTCGACGGCAGCCGGGCCTTGCGGTCCGAGCCCTGCCAGCCGCCGCTCACGAGCCTTCGAGGTCGTTCTCCGCGCGAATGGATACACGCCGGGCGAGCAGGGTGAGCGTGACGCGCACGAGTTCGTCCGCTCGCGTGCTGACCTCATGCAGGATGACGGGGTCGTCGGCGGAGGCGAGCAGAGACTGCCCGTTGATGCGGATGTCGTTCGGGACAATGACGCTGTCTCCGATGGTGGCGTCGCTCGTGACACGACCCTTCTCGACGATCTCGATCACGGCGCCGCGCGGCCCATCGGTCTTCCTCAACCTCGACATCAGTCGGTCACCGCCTCGTCGTCCTGCCGAACGATGCTGCGGACGTTGGCGGCGGGGATGTAGGCGGCTGCGGAGCCGTCTCCGACCCAAGCGATGTACTGGTTGCCGGAGGGTTCGAGATTGGCGGCGGTGATGGTTTCGGTCTCGCCGTCAAGGTAGGCGATGCGGTAACGGGCCATGGGCGCGGGCCTTCCGTGTCGTTGGGTCAGATGCGTCGACTCCACCACCACACGCCGAGCGTGCTGCCGCGCATGGACTCAGTCCGGCCGCCGAGGGGGGCGAGCACCTGGTCCATGTCGTCGGCGTCCCAGTGGTGGACGTGCTCCTCGTTCGGGTTGCCGTCGACCTCGCCCTGCGGGGCTTCGACGATCGGCAGCGAGACGAGGATGTTCCACGCGCCGGCCGCCTCTGCCCGCTGCAGCAGGGCCACAGCGTCGTCCCGCTCCATGTGCTCCAGGACGTCACCGAAGATGACGAGGTCCCGGTGGAAGAGGTGGTTGTCGGCGTCGCGGGCATCCTGCACGTGGATCTCGTCGTACATCGCCCGGGTCTTGGTCGACTTCAGCTTGTACTTGGCCACGTAGGGCTTGTGGATCTCGATGGCGGTCCACCAGATGCCCTTGTGCTCGGGCCGGAACAGCTTGGCGTAGGTGCCTTCGCCGGGGCCGACGTCGGTGACGGTGTTGGGCTGGTGGCGCTTGAACCGTTCGAGGGACCAGTCCTTGCCCTCGGCGATGCTCGTCGGCATGGCGGTCTCCTTATGCGGATTCGACGATCCACCACGCGATGAGCGAGGTGTCTCCGGCTACAGACTTCACCTGGAACGAAGTGCCGACCGTCTTTGCCGACACGTAGGGGGCGCCGGGGGTTCCGGCCGGCGTGACGAACCCCAAGAAGATGCGGCTGGTCGACGTGACCGCTGTGGTGCTGACCGTGACCGCGGTGGTCCCGTTCAGTGTCACGGTGCCCATCTTCGCGTTCGTGCCCTCTTTGACCCGCACGGTCTTGCCGGCTAGGCCGATGACGATGTCGCTGTCCGGGGTGCCGATCTGGGCTGTGCCTTGCCGTCCCCATGTGGTGTCGCGGGCGGAGCTGCCGATGCCGAACTGCTGAGTGCCGTCACCCAGGAGTCGGAACCGGTCGTTGACGTCGGAGCCCTGGACGTTGAACGCGATGGTGTTGTTACCGGATGCGTTGGGCCTGAGGGACAGTCGCTGTCCGGCGGCGAACTGCATGTCGTAGTTGCCGCGAAGCTCAACGTTCGTTCCGTCGACGCGGGTGGCGAGCTGCGGGGCGATGCCGGGATACCAGGTGGTGGAGCTGGAGCCGGACCCGGTGAAGTTGGCGTTGAGGACGCGGACCACGGCGCTGGCGATGTTGATGATGCCCTGGACGCCAGCCGTGCCGGTGGCGACGACGGAGGAGCCGAAACGGCAGTCCGTCACAAAGCCCTCGGCGGACCCCGTCCAGTTGATGTCGTAGTTGGTACCGGTGGCCGACTGGCCACCTTGGGAGATCAGGCACTCGTCGAAGTAGATGCCGTAACCGGTGCTGGTCACGCTGACGTTGTGGCCCTGGTTGTTCAGGATCCTGACGTTGCGGACCCTGACCTGGTTGGAGGCGCCCGCGATCAGGATGCCGATGAGGCCCTGCTGGATGACGCCGCCCTGGATCTGGACGTTCTGCGGGTCGCCGTTCGGACCGCTCTCGACCAGCACGTTGGCCGTGCCGGTCTGCGGGCCGAGCGCATCCAGGTTCTGCACGAAGATCGCCGCGCAGGTACCGATGACGTGGAACGCCGTGCCGGTGCCGCCTTGGGTGGCCTGCATCCACGGCATGACGTTCTGGCAGAGGACGTCCCAGGAGTCCTCGATGCGGATCCCGTCCAGGTTGGCGTTGGGCCCGCTGTTGACGCCCAGGAAGCGGGTGAAGACGTTGGAGAGCTGGACGTTGGCGGCGGTCGCGGCCGGGTCGGACTTGATGTGGATGCCGCCGGCGCACGACTGCAGCTTGACCATGTTGATCTGCGTGCCGTGCAGCGTGGTGGCCGCAGTGCCGAACAGCCGGACCGCGTAACCGTTGATCCACTGACATGTGACGTTCAGGAGGCGGAACTCCTGCGCACCTGTGACCGTGATGCCGTGAGCGGCCGGGTTGGAGGTGGTCGTGGTCGAGGCGCCACGGATCTGCAGGCCCTGGGCCATGCAGTCGTCGGAGCTGACCGCGATCGCGCTGGAGCCCGTGAAGGACGACCCGATGCGGATCGATGTCGCCCCGTGCCCGGCGCCCTGAAGGGTGATCGGCGCGGCCAGGTTGAGCGGGCTGGAGCCATTCAAGAGGAACTGTCCGGGCGGCAGGTAGACGGTGCCGCCCTGTGAGCCGAGCGCGTTGATGGCGGCCTGGATGGCGGCGGTGGCGTCGACGGTCCCGGTGGAGTCGGCGCCATAGGGCGCCTTGGTCACGTTGACCCAGTCGACGGTGATCCGGCTGTCGGTGTAGGCGCGGTCGCCATGCGGGTCGACGGCCGCAACGTGGGCGGCCACCTTCGCCGTCGCATCGTCGGCCGCGGCGCTGATCGCAGCCGTCTGCGCTGCGGTTGCCGCGCCAGCAGGGTCCGCGCCCACATCCGTGGCGCCGAGCGTGACCCCGCCAGTCTTGCCGTTCACGGAGGAGACGAGCCCCGCGGCGACCTCGATGACGGTGGCGGGCTCGCCACCCGCTACGTCGATCGCGTCGGGCTCGGTCTCGCCGGTGACCTCGATCCTCACCGGGTCACCTCCAGCGACATGACGACCTTGCCCTGCAGGATGCGGACGACGGTGGTGCCCATGCTCATCTCCAGGTCCCACACGCCGTTACGGGTGAGGGTCTCGGTCACGGTGGCAGGGATCGCCAGACGCACAGCCGCACCCGTGACCAGCAGATAGGGCGTGAGGTCGAGGAGCAACTCGCCCGAGTCGGCGGGCGCGGACCGGATCTGCGCGCGGGCCGACCAGCCATCCCACACGAAACCGGGATCGGTCACCGTGTACGTCTGCACGAACGTGCTGCCCTGCTCGATGACCAGGTCAAGCGTTCCTGCCGCCAACGACGCCACCTCCGGGATACCCTCGCTGGCCGCATCGGCGGTCAGGGTCGAGTCTGCGGACAGGGGGGCCGCGGCATGCACGGCAATCACCGGGGTCGCGCCGAGGCTGCTATCCGCGGTGAGGCTGGCGGTCGCCTCAACGGTGGCTGTGGCGGTCGCGCCGAGGCTGCTGTCGGCGGTGAGCGCAGCATCCCCGGTGACAACGCCGCCGTTGCTCAGTGTGTTGAACAGGTCGTAGGTGGCTTCGTCGTTGGTGCCGGCGTCGCGGTGGGCGCTCATGTCGAGTGCGCACTGGTCGATCGCTGTGGCGATCCAGGCCGGGCTCGCGAGGGTGCGCCGGTTCGTCCACGTGCTGCCGTCTGGCGACGTGTCCCAGTAGACGTTCGTGCCGTCCTCACGCAACCGCAGGAAGGCGTGGTTCACCGGGTCGTAGGAGATCTCGACCGCGCTGCCGTCGAAGTAGCCGACGTCGTTCTGCATGCGCAGCGTAGTACCGAGTTTGATCGTGAACCCGATGCGGGTGCCATCGGTGCCCGAGTTGACGAGGAGACCGCAGTAGGCCTCCGTAGCGCCGACACCGGACGGCACGGAGGCGACCTTCACGAAGAACGAAGCCCCGGCCAGCGTCCAGCTGTAGGCGGTCTGATATCCGGCGAACCCGGTCGTGCACGGCACGTGCGCGAGACCGCCGGACTCGGTGACGCCGCCGTAGGAGTTGCCCCAGTCGGGCGCGATCGTCCCGTCGTTGAAGTTGTCGACCAGCGTGGAGAGGCTCGGCACAGACGCCTCCTCAGCTCAGCGACAGCGACAGCGCCCCGGCCACCAGCTTGAAGTCGTCCCCGGCATTCACGGTCCGGGAGGCGGTGAGCGCGCCGTACCAGAGCCGCACCGGGGTGCCAGCGCTGTCCCAGATCTCGACGCCGACGACCGTGACGCCCGGCATGTTCGTGAACACCAGATCGGCTGAGTTGCTGGTGGCGCCGTTGACGGCGGCGGCCACCGTCAGCGTCTGCCGTGCATAGCCGCCACCAGTTACCTCCGTGCCCGCGGCTGTGTCGCTGCCGTTCACGGTCACCAACGCAACCTTCAGCGGCGTTGTCGGCGCTGTGGTGGCCAACCCATTTACGAAATCCAGGCAGCGGTTCTCCGCGGTGTTGGTCAGGTTGTCGGCCACGAGGCCTCCTCTCAGGACGGCTCAGGGCCGACGTTTTCCAGGCGTAGACGCCACGGGTAGACGGTGTGGGCGTAGACGGTGCCAGCCGCGGTGCCTTGGTGGGCGAGCGCGATCGTGATCATGCCGTTGTTGATGTGACCAGCTCCGACGGTGACCATGTCGCCCGTCGACATCCGCGAGAAGGACGTGCTGGGGTACATCGTGGGATTTCCCTCGCTGAGCGGGCTGCCTGTGCCCGATGCCGCGTACAGGGCGATCGACCCGTCGGAAGCCAGGAGCGCCCAGTCGAGATAGTGGGCGCCCTGGTACATGAACGCCCCGTACAGCTTGATCCGGTCCCCAGCGACGGCGGCGATCGAGCACTGCAGCGGCGTCCCCGCGGACGTCTGCACAACCGTCCAACTGGCCGCGGATGGCAGACCGGACAGATTGTCGTCGGTGATCCGCGCTGTGGCCGTCCTGATGTTCCCAGCCGGTCCCGGGTCACCCTTCGGGCCCTGCAAGCCTTGCGGCCCTTGCGCTCCGTCGGCTCCCGCCGGCCCAGCTGGGCCTTGCGCGCCGGTGGCGCCCGTCGGGCCCTGCGGCCCCGTGGCGCCGGCTGGGCCAGCCGGACCTTGCGGACCTGCGGGGCCGACGAGAGATGCCAGCCACTGGGTGACCGTGCCGGTGAACCCCTGCTCAACAGCGACTTCGTAGGCGCTCTTGCCTGGTGTGCCAGCGGTGCCACCGCCGGGCGCCTGCGCAGGTACAAGGTCGTCGAGGTGGATCGTGGATCCGTCGGCGCCGTGGATGTCGCACCAGAACGCGATCCGCCGGGCGCGGGACGGCTGGACGTCGATGTACCACTTCCAGCCGGTCGGCAGGATCCCGGCCGCATCGTTCGGGATCAGCTGCACCGTGAAGGTGCCGTCGACGATGTCGGCTTTCCCGCCGCCGGGATAGACGGCGTGCCGGGCCTCGTCGGTGAGGACAGCGGACGGGGTCGCGACGACCTGCCCGCCGTAGCCGGTGCCGGCGACCGCGGACGGCAGCGTGCCGGTAAGGGTGACAACGGGAGTACCTGCCGGGAACGCCATCGCCGCCTCCCAGAGTTGCGAGTCCCGCCGCCCGTGGCGGGGGCACGACGGACGGCGGGACGATCAGGCGGCGCGGGCTCCGGCAGGCAACGGCGGCGCGGTGCCGGGTTCAAGGAGTTCGCGCGTGTACTCATCACGCCGGGCCTTGGGCAGGTCGAACACGTTGTAGCTGGCGGACTTGCCGCGCCCGGTCTTGCTGATGCGGCCTTCGGATGCCCAGCGCCAGATGGTGCCGACGGGAACGCCCGCGTAGTAGGCGGCGTCGGATGCGGAGACGTAGCCGGGAGGCATTGCTCACCTCCCCGGGAATGGCGAGAGCCCCACCAGTGTGGTGGGGCTCAAAGCGCACGAAGGCTAGTTGAGCAGATCATGGCTTCGGTGGTGCCAGAGTGTCAAGTGGTGGTTGAGGGTTCGCGTGTCACTGCTGGTTGGTGTTCTTGACCCACAAGCCGCGGTTCTCGGTCCGCTGCTCGCGCTGGTCCTGGTAGACGGGCCCTTCGTAGTGGTGGTGGTGCTCCGGAGGCACCACATCCTTGGCGCGGCGCAGGAGCCGGGCGACGGCGAGCACGAGCGCGACGGGTGCGGCTCCAGCAATGGCGAGCTGGGCAGGGTCGACGGTGCCGAGGACGTGGACGACGAGGGCGGTCATGCCGCCGATGGGCAGGGATGCGACGCCCGCAGAGAGCATGCGGACGGCATCGTCGACGGCCTTGGAGCTCATGGGCGGAATGCCGGGCTGCGGCACAGGCGGCGCGGTGCCGATCGTGGAGCGGCTGGGCAGGCTGTCGTTGCGGTACGAGGTGGGCGTGTAGGCCTCGGCGATGAGGCGGTGGGCTTCCTTGGTGGCGGCCTCCTCACTCATCGGGATGGTCGGCTCGGGCATGTCGGTCTCCTTGTCGGTTTGTGTGGGTTTCGGGTCGTCCGCCGGGTCGTCCGGGGGCGGGTTTCTGCTGGTCAGGGGCCGCCTTGG